TTAAAGAAGATTGAAGATAAAGAATACTCATATGAGTTTGTTACTTTAGAAAGAGATTCAAAAGGTATTAAACCAACAAAAACTAAGAAGCTACCTATATCTGATTTTCCTGTAAAAAAGAAAATGGAAGATAAAACTGGATCTATTGTAGTATGGGAAAGACCTATAAAGAATCCTGGTTTTGGTACATACTATGCATCTATTGACCCTGTGTCAGAGGGAAAAACAACTACTTCAGACTCTTTATGTAGCATATTTGTTTATAAAAATCCTATAGAAATAACAAGAGAAACACCAGATGGACCTGAAACATTTATAGAAAAGGATAAAATAGTAGCATCATGGTGTGGTAGATATGATGATATAAATAAAACTCATGAACAATTAGAAATGATTATAGAGTGGTATAAGGCATGGACAATTGTAGAGAATAACATATCACTATTTATACAGCATATGATTGCTAAGAAAAAGCAAAAGTATTTAGTACCAAAACAACAAGTTTTATTTCTAAAAGATCTTGGCTCAAACAGAACAGTATATCAAGAATATGGTTGGAAAAATACAGGGACTTTATTCAAAAGCCATCTAATATCATATGCACTTGAATACATTAGAGAGGTCATTGATGAGGAATTAGATGATAATGGAGAAGTAATATCTCAAACATTTGGTATAGATAGAATACCTGACCCAATGTTATTAACTGAAATGTCACAATATTATCCAGGACTTAACGTGGATAGACTAGTAGCATTTTCTGCATTAGTTGCATTTGCAAGAGTGCAACAATCTAATAGGGGTTATGTAAAACGCAAAGAGAGTGATAACTTGCCAAAAGACTTGGAAAAGTCAAGAAATTTGTATAAATTAAATATGAGCCCTTTTAAGAATTTAGGGAGAGGCAGATCAAGAAATAAAGTAAAAAAATATAAAAAGTCACCATTTAAAAATATCAAATGAGCAATTATTGGATTACAACAACTACGGTAGGGAATATAGAGTTAAGATATTTTATAACTAAGAAAAAGAAGCATGAAAGTATTTAATGCATTACAATTAAAGAATGGTGCTAAAGCTGACCGTAAAGGATATTCATCTGCATCAACTAGTCTAACACAACCTATTCAGTTTTTATCTGCTAAGAAGAAAGATAAAAATTGGGCAGCCTGGAATCTAGATTGGCTAGAAATCCAAGGTATGAACTTCCTAAGAAGTAATGCTAGAAAATTATTAAAGAATTATAAGCTAGCAAAAGGTATTATTGATAAGACAGACTATATTGTAGAACCAGATAATGACTACAAAGAATTAGTAGAGGTTCTAACAGAAGAAGATCAGTCAGCATTAGAGTTAAAATTTTATCCTATCATTCCTAATGTTATTAATGTTTTAACAGGAGAGTTTTCTAAAAGGTTTTCAAGAGTACAGTTTAGAGCTGTAGATGATCTATCATATAATGAAATGTTAGAAGAGAAAAGAAAACTGATAGAAGAAAACTTACTACAAGATGCTAAACAAAAAGTAGAACAAGAGCTAATTGCAATGGGTATGGACCCAATGGGAGAAGAAGCTCAAGAAAAATTAGCACCTCAAACATTAAAAAGCTTACCTGAAATAGAACAGTTCTTCCAGAAAGATTACAGAAGTATGGTAGAAGAATGGGCTCATCATCAAATGAAAGTAGATGAAGAGAGATTTAAAATGCAAGAATTAGAGGAAAGAGGTTTCCGTGATATGCTTATATGTGATAGAGAGTTCTGGCATTTTAAAATGATGGAGGATGATTATGAATGTGAACTATGGAATCCTGTATTAACATTCTACCAGAAGTCACCTAACTCAAGATATATATCAGATTCTAATTATGCAGGTAAATGTGAATTAATGACTGTAGCTGATGTAATAGACTGCTATGGATATCTGATGACTAAAAAGCAATTGGAGTCTTTAGAAGAGATCTATCCAGCTAGATCTGCCATTTATACTAATCCTGCTGTACAAAATGATGGTTCATTTTATGATCCAACAAGATCTCATAAATGGAATACACAATCTCCATCATTAGCATATAGACAGTTTGTAACTAACTGGGCATCTAATCCAGGAGGTGGCGGTGATATTGTAAGTCAGATTTTAAATGAAAGTGAGGATGTTGGTATGTTTGGTAACGGTGATATGTTACGTGTATCAACTGTATACTGGAAAACACAAAGGAAGATAGGACATTTAACAAGAGTTCATTTAGATGGTGAAGTAGAACAGTTGGTGGTAGATGAAACATTTAAAGAAACATTTAAACCTATATATAACACACAACTCTTTAAACAAAAGACAAAAGATAATCTAGTTGAAGGAGAACATGTTGATTGGATATGGATTAATGAAGTATGGGGTGGTGTTAAGATTGGAAGAAACTTACCAGGATCATGGAGAACTGAGATATCTAACACAGATTTTGAACCAATATACTTAGGTATTAATAAACCAAACCCAGGCAGAGTACAGTTTCAATTCAAAGGAGATAATAACTTATATGGATGTAAGTTGCCTATAGAGGGTAGAGTATTCTCTGATAGAAATACTAAGTCTACATCATTAGTAGATCTTATGAAACCATATCAAGTTGGTTACAATATGGTAAATAACCAGATAGCAGATATCTTAGTAGATGAGTTAGGTACTGTTATTATGTTTGATCAGAATGCATTACCACGTCATTCTATGGGTGAGGATTGGGGTAAGAATAATATGGCAAAGGCATATGTAGCAATGAAGGACTTTGGTATGCTACCATTAGATACTTCTATTACAAATACAGAAAATGCCACAAACTTTAATCACTATCAAACATTAAATCTTGAACAGACAAATAGATTAATGTCTAGGATACAATTAGCTAATCATTTTAAACAACAAGCATTTGATGCTATTGGTGTTAACCCACAGAGATTAGGAATGGAGGTATCTAGACAAACAGCAACTGGTGTACAACAAGCTGTTCAAGCATCATACTCACAAACTGAAATGTATTTTATTCAACATTCAGATTACTTGATGCCTAGAGTACACCAAATGAGAACTGATCTATCTCAATTCTATCACAGTAAATCACCTAGCGTCAGACTAAATTATATATCAAGTCAAGCAGAAAAGGTAAACTTTACTATAAATGGAACAGAATTATTAATGAGAGACTTTAATATATTCTGTACAACTAAAACAAATCACAGAGCAATATTAGACCAGTTAAAACAATTGGCTATGACCAATAACACAACTGGTGCAAGTATATATGATCTTGGAAATATAATTAAAGCAGACTCTATTGCTGAAGTAAGTAATATACTTAAGAGTGCTGAAGAGAAACAAATGGCACAAAGACAGCAAGAAATGCAGCAACAACAGCAAATGCAGCAAGAACAACTACAAGCTCAGGCACAAGAAAAAGCACAAGAGCGTGAGTTTAAGAAAGCTGAGAATGAAGCTGAACGTAAGAAAGATCTTCTGGTTGCAGAAATTAGAGCGGCAGGGTATGGAGCACAGACTGATGTTGATGCAAATATGCAAAGTGACTTTAGAGATGCTATGCAAGATATACAACAAAGAGATCAATATAGAGATCAAATGGACTTCAAAAGAGAACAAGCAGCTAGAAACAGTATGTTACAAGAATCTAAAATGGATATAGAGCGTGAGAAACTTGCATCACAAAGAGAAATAGCTAATACTCAGCTTGAAATTGCAAGAGAAAATAAGAACAAATATGATGTAAAAGGTGGTGATAAGGAGTAGTCAGCATATAGATAGCTATATACTGCTAAAAACTTCTTATCATTAAAAAATTTTTAAGGTTTATAAAAAAAAATCTTTGTATATTATATATGTATATAAACAGTAATCATAAATAAAACCAAAAAATTATGGCTGAAGAACAAAAAACCGTAGACACGAAAGTGGAAAAAAAAGTTGAGGTTAACTTAGATGAAATTTTCAACGGAGCACCAGGAGCAGAATCCATTACACTCCCTGAAGAAGAATCAAAAAAACCTAACGTATTTAGTAAAAAAGAGAATGTAGATCTTTCTTTTATTGATAAACCAGCAACAGATACAGCTTCAACAGAAGAAGTATCAACTGATAAAGAATCAGAAACTACTGAAGAAGCAACGGCTCCTAAAGTAGAAAAGAAAGGAACAGTTTCTAAAGAACAAATAGATGAGATCTTAGGAGATAATCTAACTGAAGAAACAGTTGAAGAAACAACTGAGACAAAGAAAAGAGGGAGAAAGCCTATTTCTGGAATGTCAGATGTTTTTAGAAAGCTAATTGAAGATGAAAAGATTTTAGCTTTTGATGATGGTAAAGACTTAGATGACTACAGTGCTAAGGATTGGCAAGAATTAATTCAAGCTAATTTAGATGAAAGAGCAAATGCAGTTAGAAGAGAGACACCAAAACAGTTCTTTGAAAGTTTACCTGAAGAACTCCAGATAGCAGCAAGATATGTTGCAGATGGAGGTCAAGACTTAAAAGGTCTTTTTAAAGCTTTATCTACTGTTGAAGAACATAGAGAGCTAAATGTAAAAGAACAAAAAGACCAAGAGTATATAATTAGAGAGTACTTAGGTGCTACAGGCTTTGGAACAAGAGAAGAGATAGATGAAGAAATAGACATCTGGAAAGATCTTGGCAAACTTGAGCAACAAGCTAGTAAGTTTAAACCTAAGTTAGATAAGATGCAGGAGAAGGTTGTAGCACAAAAACTACAACAACAAGAAATGAAAAGAAAGCAGCAAGAGCAAGCATCACAAAATTATATGCAAAATGTATATAATACATTAAAAGATGGTATTGTAGGAGACACTAAAGTTGATAGAAAGACGCAAACATTTCTATATAATGGTTTAGTTAATCCAAGTTACCCATCTATTAATGGACAAAATACAAACTTGTTAGGTCACTTGTTAGAGAAGTACCAGTTTGTTGAACCAAACTATAACTTAATAACAGAAGCATTGTGGCTACTGGCAGATCCTAAATCATATAAAGCAAACATTATGAAGAAAGGAGCTACAAAAGCAGTAGAACAAACAGTTAGAAAGTTAAAAGGTGCTCAGTCAAATAAAACAGCAGCTACTCCTGTACAACAGGAAGAGCCAGCTAAAAGAACAACAAGGAAGCTTCCAAGAAAGAGTGGAAACATTTTTAAAAGAATTTAACTATAACTAAACTAAATATTAATTAATTAAAATTTGAAATCATGGCAATAAATCCGAAAAAACATTATGTTACGGCTGTATTAGATGCTACTGGCGGTCTAACTGCTGCACAACATGTATTAACAGGTGCTAACATTCCTAATGATGCTATTATTACAGAGACTGTACTTTATACATATCTAGATGTAGCAGGTACATCATCAACATTACAATTTATGGTTGGTGAATCAGGTAATACTACTAATGATAAGAACATTACTGCTGCTATAGCAGAAGCTTCTTTTGCAGATGAATCTGTACAAGTAGTAGTAGACAAAGGTGTTAAGACTGTAGCAACTGTTACTAGTGGTGACGCAGTACCACTTGTTGTTAAGTGTACTGTAGGAACTGCAGCAT